TTGACATCTGGGCTGCAAATCAAGCTTATGGACAATTAAGACGTTATATGCGTTATGTCCAAGCTGGATTTGCGTGTTCAGGTGCATGGATGTTGGCAAATGCATGCAGGCGTAAGTCGTTGACTTTGCCTGGCATTGCTTTTGCCGCTCCTATCGTACCCACATGTTTCTTGATGCGTGCTTATTGCAAACGCATTCAGCAAGTGAAGGAAGAGTATTTTCAGCGAAGAGATGCTTTGCCTCAGTCATGCAATGTCAATACACAAGGATCTAAATGTGCATTGGCAGTAGCAACGGCTGTTGTCGGCATGGCAATGATTCGCATGTGGAATGCTAAGAGAGTACAAGATTTGCAGACAAACAGTGCCCGTGATTCAGAACCTGGTTGGTTCGGTTGGATTATTGGATCGAAGAAAGCAACATATGTGAGTGATGAGCGTGTTCAACGTGCTGCAACTTTGGAAGTGCGAAATACTATTTCTCGAAATCTGTGTTGGATGGATATCGAGAGAGAAGATGGAACAAAAACAAGATGCAATGCGTTTTTTCCGCGAACTTCAGTAATATGGATTCCGAAACATGTTTTCTATCCAAGTTCTGATTTCACCAAGAAGCCTTCCCGTGTACTTACACTTGACGTTCAAAAGAACAATTCTCCTGGATCAAAATTCAGGTTACGCGTTTCTTTTAACCAATGTGTGAGTGTGGGAAATCTTGATATGGTGGCAGCTTATGTTCCGAATGCTCCAGATTTCAAAGATGTTTCACATGTTCTTCCTAAGAATATTCCGGTTGGTACTTGCGCTGCAAAAATGGTGGTGCGTGATATCTCTCTGGCTTTGAACACTACATCAGTGTTAGCCAAGAGTGGTCGTTTGTCCCATTGCGGGTTTACTTATGCAGGTTTTTCTTATAATACAGAACTTGCTAAAGTAGGAGCTTGCATGGGTGTTGTGATTGCTGATCAAACATCTCCTGTCATATTGGGTTTCCATATAGCAGGAAGAGAACGTGACAATTATGGTGTTTCTCAAACAGTTACATATGACGATTTTAGAAAGTCATGTTGTGATTTGGAGAATCATTATGGAGTCATTTTGTCAGCAAAAGCAGGTGACATACCTGAAACGCAATATGGAAAACCACTGTTGGTATCCAAAGATGTACACCCTATGTGCAAGTTGGCTTCAGCCGATGCAAACACATGTGTAAATATATTGGGTGCAACGTCATTGAGATCAACGCAAAAGAGCAGAGTAGTGGAAAGTGAACTTTCACCACATGTTGCTGAGGTAACAGGCGTGCAGAACAAATGGGGGCCACCCAAAATGGCACCCAATTGGGCAGCGTATAATAAAACCTTGGAACATGTTGTGAACCCTGCAGATCCTTTTGATCCTGATTTGGTTACAAAGGCTATGAAAGACTGGGTTGGACCCGTCAAAGAAGCCTTGCAAAAATGGATCAAGGAGGAGGAAGTGCGACCATTGACCTTGGAAGAAAGTATTCTTGGCATAGACGGTAAACGTTTTATTGATGCCATACCCATGAATACAAGTATGGGATTTCCAATTTTCCAAGCGAAACACAAATGGTTCAGCGAAGTACGCGATAATGGGATATTGGTAGCGCGAAAGCCACATCCCTCTGTCATTCAAGAGATGGAAAGACAGAAACAATGCTGGGCAGAAGGCGTTCGCGCTTATCCTGTCACAGCAGCGACTTTGAAAGATGAACCAACTCCTATCGATTCGGAGAAAGTGAGAGTATTTCAGGGTGGTAGTGTAGCATTCGGAATTTGGTTGAGAATTTATTTTCTGCCAATATTACGATTCATGCACCACAACCCTACTCTAACTGAATCTGCCGTAGGAGTAAATGCAATGGGACCCGAATGGCAAGTTTTGATGCAACATGCAGAAAAATATGCCACAGATGGAAAAATGATCGCATGGGATTACAGTAAGTATGATGTGAGGATGAATTCTCAAATCACACGAGCTGTGATGTACTTGTTCATTGAATTGGCCAAAAGCGTACCAAGTTACACTTCAGAAGATATCGAAATGATGGAAATGATGGTTTTGGATTT